CCGCGGCCATGGGCAACCCTACTGCTGTCAACATTAGCTCAACGCCACCGGATTCTTCAGCAATATTGAAATATTCAAAAAAGATTTCCATTTAATAACTCCAAATCATTAAACCGTCTTCTCTATCGTCTACATGCAGAAATCTTTGACTGCCTGTGAAACTGAAGCCATAGCCACCGAACAAGCCCATCTGAATTCCGATTTCTAACAGCCTTGCCCCATCGGCATTCCAGCAGGCTATGTCCACTGCTCGACCTAGCACATGATAACCCGTACTTTTGGGTTTCCCGTCTTTCCATTTTGCTTTTTCAACTGGATGCTCTGGCGAGCGATAGGCTGACGTCAGTCTGATTGGTTTCCCGTAATGAGTCCTCAACGTTTCCAGTTTAGTAAGAAACGAACTTGAAACCTTGCATTCACCAGTAAATTTGCACTTCAGCTCGTCCCTCGAAAAATGTTCAGAATGGTCAACAAATTCCATCAAGTTTCTCTCTCTGGGTAATCAATACACTCTTGGCTATACATTTCGCCAAACGCTTCTCTTTGAGGTAACGGCATAAGTTGCAAATCTACATAGCGATGGTTTTCTCGGTAGTGGTCAATGACGCAAGAACACAACTGAATTGCAGATTGCATGGCTAGATTGCTCGTCATTCCTTGCATTTGATAAGTGGGAGCCAAACGAAGTGAACATTGGTAAGCCCAAGAAACGAGATGCAAAGTCTTGTACTCAACAGGCAATGCGTATGCTGATGTTGACAACAACAAAGCCAAGCCTGTGAGAAGCGATTTCATCTCCTCAATTCTCTATTGATAACGTCACCAAGGTTATTGACGGCAATCGTCATGTCCTTAATCGCAACATTGGTTGCGCTCATAATTGACATAAGCTCGGAGTTCGAAGTCTTCATGTATTGTCTTAACTCTTCATCATTTTTCGCGTCAGCCGCTAAATAAAGTTTTCGCTCTTCCATCATCATGGAATCTTTCTTTTCGGCATCTGCTCGCAACTGTTGCTTTTCTTTATCGTGCTGCTTGAGGATGAAAATAATCAACCAAGCAAAGAAAATTAAGGCACTAGCAGAAGTCCCTAACTCTTGGACAACGTCAATGATTCCGGTCGCTTCTGCTGGCATTGCTCGGCCTTTGGTTAATCGGTTTGTGCTGCTAAATGTGCTTGATAAGAGTCAATAACATCCTGCGTATGAACTGCTGCAATGACAGCAGAAACTTTTGGATCTGTGCTTGTCTCTCCTGGTGCTACAACATAGCGATGATAACTTTGTGAAATAACATTACCGTCTTCTATTACTTGGATTGCTTCCCGTACTTGAATGTGGTTGAACTGTCCAACAATTTCGATTTTGTCTGTGATGGTTTGTTTTGTTAGGGACATTGTTTATTTCCTGTTGATGGTTGGACTGTCCAGTCAGTTAATCCAAACTGACTAATTAAAGGTTTGTTCGATATACAAAACTGCACATTATTTGATTGCTGTCTGCACCTGTTGCCATATCAGCTGGTGCTGTTAAAGTATCATTAGCATTACCAGTCGCCCTCTCTAAAAGATAGAGATTAGTAGAATTTAATTGAACATATACTCCTTTCGGAGCATTAGTCCAACCAGCAGCATATCCAATACCAACTGAACCCATATAGTCAGAGTCTGTTGTAAATGGCAATCCTGTTACTTGCAGAAAGCCGGTAGCGCTTCCGATAGTTACAGCATCAGTTCTTATTCTGAAATAAACAGCTACCATATCTCCAATTTTAGTGTATTTACCGACGACACCAGTAGGGTCGGTGTCATAAGTAATTGAACCTAACCCAGTACCTGTTGTATTAAAAGCCGGAGTCCAAGATCCAATTTCAAAGTCATTTAAAGTATTACCCGATAGGGTGCCGCTTCCTGCCCCACCCGAACCCCCATGATAACTGCCGAAATTCAGACTTAAATATCCTGCTGCCGTGTTGTCTGTCCCGATTGTTATAGCGGCATTGCCATCCTCGTCTTTTATCGTCAGTGACTGTGTAGAAGTTGCTTGGATGTTCGTAATTTTTGCAGTGGTTGTATTGAATACACCACTAGAATCAATCGTTAATCCCGTAACACCTGAGCCGCCAGAATCACCTTGAAGCGTGAGGCTAGCATCAGCCGTGACGGGCCTGACCGTGTCAACTTTGATCGTACTCATAAGACTTCGCTAATTGAATAGTTAAGATTTCGATAGGTTCCGGTTGGAGTTGCGTAAGCATCTGTGGGAATCGTGATTCCTCCAAAAACTGCTTGTAGATCCCTTTCCGTTGTCATCGACTCAGTTATTTGAATCGGCACAGGTTCACCTCTTTTTGACGCTGCAATGCCGATTAAGTCATCAGCCTGTGCTTGCGTGTAAATTCCTTGAGCGTTAATTGTTTGAGCGATCCCTCTTTTGGTGATTTGACGAAAGCCAGAAGTTCCGGTTCTGACGGTGCTAAAATCTTCATAGTATCTGCTTAAACTTTGAGGATTCGCAAAGTCTGTTGAATTACCAACTCGAAGAATTCCAAGGCTGATTGGTGGTGCTAACTCTTCAACGGTAAAGCTCGCACCAGGTCTATTTGCACTCAAAGTTACGGCTCCATCCGCTGTCCCATCCCCTACAATCGAGACAATAGTATAATTTGTTCCACTAAGTTTGATGACGGTGTTGGGAAAAACATACCCGTGGTCTATTAGATTAACTCTGACGTTACTGGCATCTCGAAAATTTCCTGTTGCAACGTCAAGATTATTGCACTCCCAATCATCAATCGCGTTCCCTTCTAACTGCTGATCCATGAATTTCCCAGCAGTTGTGGTTCTGTCTGTGTTTAGCGTCAAATCCAGTGTTGAAGAAAACGATAATCCAGAAATATAAATCGGCTTTCTGCGTTTTGAGAGGTTGACGCCCCAAGGCTTGAATTCAAATCGATTTTCTAATTGTGTCGCTGAAAAGTTTACGGAAGCGCCACCGTCCAGCGAATACGAACCGCTGACAAAATGCCAACCGTCGATAAAAAACGAATCGCTTGCACCGGAAACGTTAACGCGGATCGTCACGCTTGCGCTCGTTGAACAAAAACGCTCTTGCGGTTGATTCGTTTCAATATTCGATAGAGCAAAGCCACTGGCAGCGCTTCCGCTCGTTAGGCTCGAACTCGAATAAGTCGATTCAGTAAGAATTTTCATATCGACAGAGGTGTCAAAGTGGAATCGCCTGCAAAAGTCGTTGTTTCATTGACAAAATCCCAAGCTCGCTTGCGAACAATCATGTTTCCAGTAATTCCCAAGGTTTTGTTGTTCACGTCGATTCTTTCGCCTGCTTGAACGTCCAAGTTGATTCCGTCAATGGTTACGCTCAATCTCGGCTTGTTTTTTACGGCAATAATATCGGTTAGAACTTCAGCCGCCACTTCGATTGAAGGCGAAAATGTGCGTATCGTTTCATCACGTCCGGTGTCAATATTTGCTACTCTCACGGCTCTTTCAACTTTAAGCAGTTTATAAGGATTCGCTCCTAATCCTGCACCAACTGCCAAGTTATAACTATTGGACGAAAGCAAGCCTGAAAGTGGCGCTGGTAAGTCAATCTGACTCGCTAGAATCTCGTAATCCTCCAGCGTCAGGCTCGCTGTGCCTGGGACATTCTCACGGTCAATCAAATGCAAAATATCATTCTCGTCATCTAGATAAAATTGCATGTTGAGCGCTTTGGCGACCTGATCGGCAAAGTCGAGAATTCTTTGTTGATTCGTCTCAAAAATTGAGACTTTCCGGTCATCATTATTCGCGTTACTTGCTAGGCTGGAATTGTAGGAATACCCAATGGATTGCGCTAACCAGCCGAAAAAATCATATGCGTTTTCATCCCCATTCGTTGTGTCGAAGTGAATACTGATTCCAGAAATAGAAGCCTCACCTTCTACGCTACCAGACTGCAAAGTAAACCTTGGAACCTCACCGTCTGGGACAGTATAAAAATCATAAGAAAGAGAAGCATTCAGCACTTCGTCTTGTCCATCATCCTGAACAGAAGCGCTTGTGGTTTTTAGGTTCGGATTGCCAACTTGGGTTTTTGCTGCATTTAAAATCGGCACAGGTTCTTGAAGGGTGACTGTGCCAAAAGCAAAAGGCAGTTGCGTGTCTGTGGCTGATGCGTTTCCTACATCGTAAGCATTGAGTCCGGTAACGGATACCGTTGAACCAAAAACTATCGTGATTGTGTTGCCACTGCTTACCGAATACGTCTGCGGTAATTGAGCTTCCCCTTGGATTGCCAAAACTACGGACTGAGCAACCGTAATCGTTTTGCCTGATTGAATCGTACAAATGGATTCCAGACTTTGAGAGATTGAAAAAGTTTCGTTCGTTGTGAGTTGCGTTCCCGAATCGAAAGAATAATTTCCGTCACTAGGATTGGTGTAGGTAATCGTGGAAACATCAACGTTTATGTCAAAAGTGGTGTCCGTTACGTCTGTAATTGTGAATTGGGTTGAAGTATCGCTTGGGTTGTATTCGAGTTCCTCGCCCACAATCGACATACCTTGGAAGAATGCCTGTTCGCCCAATCCAAAATTATGAAGCGCTGAGGTAGTAATTCTGATTTTGCCTGCACCATTGTCTTTCAGTTCAATTAGTTCCGCCTTGCTGCTCGTTTCCGCAACAATCAACCGCAACAGGTTTGTTCGCTGAACCTTCGCTTCTAGCTGAAAAGAAAGAGACTCAGGCGTTAGGTTATTTAGAATGGCCGTACCGTCGAGTAACTGCTTGCCGTTGTATCTCAAAATTACGGGAATTGCCGTGGCTGGAGAACTGAGTAAAGCCGTGTAATTCGCACCACTAAACGGATGGCTAGCGTCATTGGGCCGATTTACAAGCTGAAGATTGCCAACGTTTACGTTTAACCATCCAGCGTCATAATCGCCCAATTCAATGAATGGGGGTACAGTAATATAAGGCTGATAGAATCTGTCATTTTTCCAGGTGCTTGGCGTGTCTGAAACATAGTAGACAGCATCCGTGAAAGGGGCTGAAGTCAGATCCATATCAACTTGAAAAGACATTAGGCCACTGCTGGAAATTGGTTGTTTCGGGCCGCTCGCTCCTTAATTTCTACTCGTATTGCTGAATCGTATTCTCTGATTCGTTTGCCTGTTTCGTCGTAGATGTTCACAACCACATTGCTTCGGTCAACGCCATTGTTTAACTCGTTCAATCTGCCAGCGCCCAAACTTTGAACCGCCTTCCGACTGAAAATATATTCGCCACCTTCCGCATTAATAAGCTGTCCGCCTCGCGAATGAGATGCACCTACCAGCATTCCGGCTTCAGCCTTGGGAATGAGTCCGCCTTGTTGCAAGCCCAAAGCAGAAGCAACAGAGGAAACGCCACCCGAAACAAAACCAACGGCCTTGCCAATTACTGAATTATCTCCTCCCGTCAGTTGACTGCCCAAGTCGGGCAAAACGTCTTTAATAGCCGATGCAATGGCATTGGGCAACTCAGTGAAAGCCCCAGTGATTGAATCGAAAATCATTTGTGGAAGCCGCTCAATGACCTTGACCATGCTGTCGATGGCAAACTCCGTCAAGAAAACAAGAACGCTATACAGTGCCTCAAACGCCTCAACCAGTTTTACAATCAGCGTGAGGAGTGGGCCAATCAGTTTGATAAGTTTGGCGAGCAGTTCAGCAGTGATTTCAACGGCAGGAATTAGCTTCTCAAACAAAGGTCTTAGAGCGTCAATCACCGGAATCAAGGCGTCGATAATCGGAACCAAGGCGTCAATGATTGGGTCGATCAGCGCAAAGATTGCGTCAAAGACTTTGGTTAGCGCTGCCTGAACTTTTTCATTGGAAAGCACTAAAGCCAGTAATCCTTGTTCGACGCCTTTTTGTGCTGTGATTTGTGCGATATTCGCAGCCCTAGAACCGGATGGGCCAGCCGCCCCAGCGACCTGTTGGAATGTGTCGTTTTCAACTAATCCTTGTGCGCCTTCCTGAATTCTCTCGCTGATTGTTTTATTAGCTTCTTTTTGGGCTTCAGCAATCTTCAGCGCAACCTTGGATTGCTTCTCTAAAAGTTTTAGGGATTTTTCTTCCGCTGCGGCTCTTAAAAGCGCTTCCTGGGCGAGTTTAACCTGTTCCTGAATTTCTAACTGGCGAGTGATTTCTTCAACTTCTTTTTTGACTTTATCATAGGCTGCGAGTTCAACGAGTTTCTTTTTGGCGAGGGCTAAAGCTTCTTGCTCTTTCAAAGCTTTAGTAGTTTCTTGGTTGTTTTTATTTTGTTCTTTAGTCGCTGAACTTTGATTCTGTAGACTTTCGGTTTTTGCTCGTTCAACCTTTTCTTGTTTCCTAGCAATGTCATAGGCTTTGACGCCATTGGTGTAATTATCAAAAGCCTGCTGAATGTTCTTTTTGCCTTGCGCGAATACGTCTTTTGCGTTCTGAACTGTTGATTTCCCGATAATGTCAATTTCCGAAATCAAGTTCTTTTGCTGAATGTAAGATTTGTAAACTTTATCCGATTCAGAGGCTAAATTTTGCTGGGCTTGTATTAAGCCTTGTGCAGCTTCCTCGTCATCAGCAAATGGATTGTATGTTTGCGCTGCGGCGGCTGCAACGGCCAACACATCATCCAGAAGCATGACCTTGTCGATTAGATTCGTAATGTCGAGGACGATAGTCTTGAACGTCACCTGAAGCGCTCGGAAGGCTACCCCAATCACAGAACCGGAAATCAAATCGGTGAGGAAAATCAGCGAAGC